TAGAAGCAGAATATGGATTACGAGGATTTACTAGTGCATTTTCGTCCCAAGCAGGTTCTGAATCTGTTTTTAACTGACCATAGACTTCATCAGTAGAAATATAAAAGAATAATTTTGTATTGTTTTTAACTGCTGCATCAATGAGAGTTTGAGTTCCCAGGACGTTAGAATGTATAAATGGAGCTGCCGTTTGAATAGAGTGATCTACGTGGGACTCGGCGGCAAAGTGAACAATCACATCAGGCTTTTCAATTTCAAAAATATTATCAATAATATTTTTATTAGCAATATCGGCAATGTAGAAGCTATCCGATTTGCCGTTGCTGATATAAAAATTACTTTTGCTGTGAGGATAAAGAAGGTTATCAATAGATATAAATTGATGATTTTTTCCTCTTAAGAAAGAGGATTTCCTAATAAAGTTTGCACCAATAAAGCCCGCCGCACCTGTAACCAAAACTTTCATAGAGTATATTTAAATCCGTTTTGAGCGAGAATTTGTTCTTGTTGAGCAAGTTTTAAATCGTGATCGATCATCTCCTCGACCATTTGATCAAAAGAAATTTGAGGCTCCCAGCCTAAGGCATTTTTAATTTTTGTATAATCACCACAAAGATGGTCTACTTCGGAAGGTCTAAAGTGCTTGTCAGAAACTTCGACATAATCTTGATAATTTAAACCAAGCTTAGTAAAAACAATATCTGCAAATTCTTTTACTGAGCGGGATTTTCCTGAACAAAGGACATAATCATCTGGCTTATCTGCTTCGAGCATCATAATCTGACCAGAAGCAATATCTCTGGCGTCGCACCAATCTCGTTTAGCTTCAAGATTTCCAAGGGTTAATTTGTCTTGAAGACCAAGTTTTATTCTAGTAGCTGCCCTTGTAATTTTGCGTGTGACGAAATGCTCGGAACGTCTAACTCCCTCGTGGTTGAAACTAACAGAATTAACAGCAAACATATTATATGCCTCTCGATAGTTTACTACCGCCCAATAAGCACCTATCTTAGCTGCGCCATAAGGGGATCGTGGATGGAAGGGCGTAGATTCACTTTGCGGAGGAGGAGTAGATCCATATAACTCAGAGGTAGAACACTGTAAAAATCTAGTATCTTTACTGAATTTTCTAACGGCTTCAAGGCATCGAATAACTCCAGTTCCATCAATATCAAAAGTATATTCAGGGATATCAAAAGAAGCTTTTACATAAGATTGAGCGCCACAATTGATAAAATAATCAGGCTTTAAATCTGATACAGATGAACAAATTGAGCTATAATCGGACAAATCTCCATAAAACAATTTTAAATTAGGATGATTAAATATATGATCAATTCTCCTGGTGTTAAAATTAGAATTTCTTCTAATCATTCCATATACTTGATCTCCTTTTTCAAGGAATTTTTCAACCAATACTGACCCGGTTTGACCAGTAACACCAGTAATTAAAACTTTCTTCATATCTTATCTTACCTATATGTTTTTAAAATATTTTACAGTCTTATTGACTCCGGAATCTATATCATGAGTAACATGCCAGCCATAAGATTGCAATAATTTAGATGACAGGCAATTTCTAAATAACTCTCCCTCAATTTTAGGAGCGTATACTATAGTGTCATAATTAAATTCTGAGCATATCTTGCTAACTAATTGATTAACAGTAGTTTCTTTGCCAGTGGAAACATTAAACGCCCCAGAAACTCGTAAAGATAGCTCCATGGCATTTACGACATCTTCTACATAGATATAGTCTCGAATTTGTTCGCCCGTTCCAAAAACAGTTAATGGCTTATTGTCTTTAATATTATTAATAAAAATAGAAATAACACCAGCTTCGCCTTTGCTATTTTGGCGAGGACCGTAGACATTGCTTAATCTTAAAATTGTATAATCTAGTCCATAAATTTCTTTATAGAATCTTATATATTGCTCACCTGTCCATTTAGAAATGCCATATGGAGAAGCAGGCTGGATTACAGAAGACTCTGTCTTAATAAAATCTTCATCATCTCGATAAATAGCGCCGCCAGAAGAAGAGAAAATAATTTTTTTAACGCTATGCTTCACGCATTCGTTTAAAACATTTAAAGTTCCAATTGTATTTATTTCAGCGTCTAAAATTGGATCAGTAATAGACTTTCTGACATTAATTTGTGCAGCTAAATGATATACAACATCCGGTTTAACTTTTTCAAAAACATCTGAAACAGAATTTTTATCACAAATTTCTACTTGAAAAAATTTGCATCTAGATGATAAATTATTTAAATCTCCAGAAGAAAGATCGTCCATAACAAAAACTTCATGATTAAATTCAAGAAGCTTATCTGACAAATGACTTCCAATAAAACCTGCTCCGCCTGTAATTAAAACTTTCATAAAAAATTACTTCTTACCGTACATTTTTGTGGAGCCCTGTTTGTATAATTTTTGAGCTTCACCAGTTTTTATCATATGATTTAAACATTCATCTATTTCCTGTATTAAATCGTTTCTTTGCTGATTAACAATATTTGTTATTTTAGTAGCATCGGCAATTTCTTTATCTGTTGCTGATGCATTTCTTTTAATATCTTCTGCCATCCAAATTCTAATATTAACGACTGTCAATTTATCAATTAAACTTCCTATTGTATCCATGTCATCCTTGTTTAAAACTTAATAATTCTTTTTGAGTATCAGACAGTAGGACATCATATGTATAGTCATTTACAACATCTGCCATGATTAATTTTTGACCATCTAATAAGTGCCTAGATTCTTCTATAACAAAAGATTCAAAATTCATATTATTTAATTTATATAGATCTTGAACAAACTGCCTTATATTAAATAGTTTTCCAGACCCAACAACTGAATCTTGTTTTGCTAAAATACTTTGCTCTACAACAAATTTAGCATGCACCATATCACGATAAAAATTTAAATTTCCAACATTAATTTTCTTTTTATGTAGAATAGAGTCAAAAATTTTCCCAAACAAAAAATATTTACTTCGATACACAGAATTAAAATAAAAAGGGTGTATAAAAATTACCTTATTATACCTTTCATCGTGTTTTCTTAAATTTTTAATCTTATTAAAAAGTAATAATTTTGAAATGGTATAATCATTATCTACTAACTTAAATTTGGGCTCTGTTTCAGAAGAAATCTTGCCCGAGCTAAGAGACCACATTTCACAACTTGTATAACATACAATTTTTTTTGTATTTTCAATAAGGGAATTAATAATATCTAAAGTTATGAAATAATTAGGCGTAATATAATCTATGTTGTCTTCATAAATTCTCTGCTCAGCAAAAGTAATATAAGCAGAATCCCAAGAATTATTTTTCAAATAATTTAAATCAACATTTCTAGATGAGATTTTTATATATTCATTTGAAAAATAATTGGACAACTGAGAAGTGTTTCCAATTACCAAATTCATTTAATGCCTATTATCTCAAACTTTGGACAGGGCACTATAAATTTACCACCATTGGCTAAAAATTCCATTTCTCTAGCACAAAACTCGCTAATAAAATGCCAAGGTAAAACTAATAAGTAGTCGGGCTTGGCTTTTCTCATTTCATCTTCAGAATAAATTGGAATATTTGTGCCAACGGTTTTTAATCCAAATTTATAAGTGCTTCTTTCTGCAATTCCATCAATTAAAGTGTAATCTAAATCAAAATATTGAAGCAATGTATTTCCTTTAGTGGAAGCTCCATAGCCCCAAATTTTTTTACCTTTTGCTTTTTCAGCTTTGATAAAAGCTACAGTCTTTTCTTTTAATTCGTTGATCTTTCTAAAAAATTCTTTCCAAGTATCTTGAGAGTCTAAATTTAGCTTTTCTTCATAAGATAGCAAAGAATCAATTCTAAAATTAGAGACATCTCTATATGGCTGAGTTCCAAAAGTCTTTACATCTCCAACATCTTTCATTGCATACACTCTAAAAGACCCGCCATTAGTATCGTTTAATTGGCAGTCAACAATTTTAAATTTATTTCTTTCAAATAGTTTTTTCAAATTAAATAAAGAATAATAATAAATATGTTCATGGCAAATATTATCAAATGCCATTTGCTCAATCATTAACGGCGTATAACTTAATTGCAATACCCAAAGACCATTATCATCCAATACTTCATAAATATCTCTTATAAAGCTATCCGGATCGGATAGATCGTAAAACATAGCAATCGATGTGACAACTTTTGGCTTTAATGATCCATACTTTGTAGATTTGAAATTTTCAGCAGTAAAGTAATCTTGAACAATTACATTCGCGTGTTTTTCAGATTCTTTCTTATAAGAATCATCTACAGGATCAATTCCAATTTTTATTAAATCACTAGGAACAAAACTTAGCAAAGTTCCATCATTACAAGCAATGTCTAACCAGACATCGTTTTCTTTCATCTTTTTTACTTTAACAATAGAATCTACAATTGATTTTAATTCTTCTTTCATCGAAGAATTTGTACCAGAGCGATACCAATATTTACCATACATAGTATCTAGTGGGGCACATTGGTCAAGTCTAACATTTCCATCATCTGTAAGCATCATTTTCATTTCAATTTTGCCTCCACGAGGAGACTGGTTAGCAGAAATGAAATCGGAAACATAAAGTTCACCTAAACTAAACAATTCTTTCATAAAAACCTTAAAATTGGTATTGATCCTGTATCAAATTGTATTTAATACTTTTTTAAGAGCACTATAATATTTTTCTTTTGGTTTTGGAGTTGCATGAATTTCAATTAATTCTATTGGTCCATTTGCCAAAGAAACAGTGCTACATGTAAAATTACTAGTATATTGTATTTTGGGTGTTGGTTTATTACCCCAACATGACGTAGCTACAGATATACCACTCGATAAGCCAATAAATAAATCACTATAGTTATTAACTAAGGCAGTTTGCCTTACAGTAAAATGCGAACATGATACAGACCCATGATTATCTAAGAATTTAGATATATCTTTTTCGGCTGAGGCAAAAATAAAATTACAGTCTCCAAATTTTTCTCTGCAAATTTTCATAGTTTCTGCCGTCATAGAACTGTCCCATGTAGATTGATTTGAACGGCAATCAGTCTCCAACATTATAGTTTTTTTATACGGAAGTTTTAAACAAAAATCTTTTACCATTTCTCTTTCTTCGTCAGAGAAGTATAGCATCGGATGCCATTCCCAAGAAGAATCTATCCCAAAAATTCTTTTAGAGATATTTGGGTAATCTATTCCATTTCTATTAGGGTCTGATGGATCATACATCCATGGGGCAGGAAAATATCCCAAATCTATATCATCTAAAGATGAAAATTTAGATTTCAAATCATGTCTCAAAGTATTGTCTGGATTTTTATTTTTAATAAGCTCAGTAAAGTCTTCCCACTCCCTAACTTCTACTGGAGCAAATTTCAAAACATCTGAGTGAATTTTAGAACAAAACCAAACAATATCTTTATCTTTCCAAATAATATCTTTATACTTCAAAACAGACATGGCGGTCATTACATCGCCATGATTTCCATTCAAAAATATTGCAATTTTTTGATTTGCCATATTATACAACGCCTTTTGCAATTAAATGACTTAAATTATCACATGTTAAATTATTTATTTTATTCACTTTAATATTGGACATTTGCATGACTTCATAAACTAAAGTTTCTCCGCAAAAAATTCCATCTATTGTATTTCTTTTATTTTGTATAACATCTAAGAAATTAAATCCAGAAGAATATGCATTCATAATTTCATTTGAAGCAAAAGCGAATCTGTCATCAGTCATTTCTAAATCGGGAAGCCACTTATTAGAAATATTTAACATATTAGATGGATAATTTTTACACGTTATTTCTTGATGGAAATATAAATCAAATCTTCCACGTATAACATAATCATATTTTATATTATTTTCAAGTCTATATTGTTCTTTTAATAAATTCGCCTGTTGTATACTATACCAAGAGCTGTATAACATTTCTACAAACTTATCTCTTGCATAACTTCGAGCATGAGATGCCATCATTCTATCAAGTTCTAAATGCGTATTGATCCACGTTTTTTGATTTTCAGATTTTAATAACTTGGGCTTATAAAGCTCATTTATTGGATAGTTTAAAGTTCCATCTAAATCATTCCAAGTGTGAATAAAGACATCAGGATTATTTGGAGCAATTAAAGTTTTATTGATATTATCAAAGCCCTTTTCAACCCATCTAGGGAGACCTGAAATTAATAACGCTATTTTCATATGCTTCCCTTATTAAAGAAAGAAATAAAATCAGAACAAATTCCATATACTTTTTTATATGTAAAACTATTTAATTCTTTCAGTGATAAAAGTGGTATCACTGATTTTTCATTAGCCTCAACTAATTCATGAGACCAAATTAAATTACATTTATTAATAATAGTGTGATTTTCTTTTTGATGATAAAAAGATCTTATATCATAATCTATTAAATAACTGAGCGCATCAAAGTTTTTAGTATGAACCCATAATTTAGACGATCTCTCTAGTAGCCAATTTAAACTTATTTCATAATCAGGGCTGTCATGACCTAAATATAATTTATCATTAAATTTTCTTACATCAATTTCAACATCATATCCTAAATTAATAGCCTTCTGTATATAATCAGGGTGATTTTCATTTATATTAAAGTCACAATCAATATTGCCCCTATGAGATATAAGTACTGGCGACATGATTATCCTATAAATAGTGGATTATTAATAATTCTTAAAGCAACATTTTCAATTGAAGGAGATATGTTCTCTCCATTAAGCCTATCAGAATCGAATTTTAATTCTTGAGCCGGTTCATTAATAATTGATCCTGAGCGATTACCGCCAATCCACTCGAAATCTATGTTGTATTGCTCAACGAATTCCCACCACGCCTTCCACTCATGTTCTTCAAAATTTTTATACCCCACCAATTCATCAAAAACAATAATGCAATTATTTTTAATTTTATGCTTAGTATGTGTAAGGATATCTTTTGCAGAAGAATAAATATCAGAATCAATATGAATAAAAGAAATTTGAGAACTATTATTTTGCATAAAATTAGGTAAAGTATCTTTATACCAGCCTTTTATTAATGAAATATGAGGAGATACTTTAGGAAGTACTCCACCAAGAGAAAAAGTTCCTTTAGGATATGTCACTTTGTTTGGCTCAACTCTACCAGTCCAATCCTCTGGCAAACCTTCAAAACTATCAAATCCAAAAATTATATTTTTAGAAGTGTATTTTCCTATTCTGTTAATGGTTCCGCCTGCATGAACTCCAAACTCCAGCCAAAGACCATCATCTTTAACTAAACCATTTTCAAAAACATAATGAAGAGCTTTAGCTTGAATATCAGGTATTTTAAAAAGTTCCTCTTCTTTGTGTATCATATTTCCTCTATTCTTTTAGCTTTATCATCAATAATTAAATCATATAAAGGTTTATGATCCCCCATTTTAAGATCGTGAAATTTAGCACCCCAGGCATTTAATTGATTTAAAGTAAGTTCTTTTAAATAATTTAATCTTTCAATATTGTTTATGTTTGAACTGCCACGAGCAGTCCAATATATTATTGTCCAACCAGAGTTATATAAAGAATTAATTTTTTTTATATATTCATAATTTGGAATTGCTTTTTCATAAATTCTTTCAGATTCATAAAAACATATAGTCTCATCAATATCTACAAATGCAATCGGAACTTCATTATTTTTATTGTGAATTTCGTTTTTCATTATATTTTTTCCAATATTGATAAGTATTAATTAAATCATTTTCATTTTTAATTTGAGTGCTTGACAATATTGTTTGCCATGCTTCGAAATTTTCCACCTCTTCTGGTGTGCCAAAAACAGTAACAAAATCAGTTGGATAGCAAGTAACTTTGAGACCGTCTTTAATTAAAAGATTATATACTAAAGTTACGTAAAATTCTCCATTATAATTTATATTTAAATCCATTAAAGATTTAAAATATTTCTTAATGTATGATCCTTTTTTAAAATAATAAGTTCCAGTAGAAGCATGCTCATTCATTGGATTATCAGTATATGGCTCTTTTTCTTTTATTTCGGATACAATTAAATTATTTTCTTTAATGTGAGCCATAAAAGTTGGGCTTAATCTATGAGGGTGAAATCCAACATGACTTAAAATGCAACCATCGCTATTGTTGTTTTTAACCCACTCTTTAAAATTAGAATAATCCCAGAGATAAGGATTATCACAATAGCAAATAATAACTTCTTCTTCATCATTTATGATGGAATCTAAATCTACGCTTGTTAATGTAAATACTGGTCCCTTTTTATGATTAGGAATAGTTAAAATATTGCAATTTGGAACCATATCTTTCAATACTTGATACATATCGGTATTTTTAATATGACTTTCATTACAAATAAAAACAATTTCATCATCTTTATTGAACATTTTATAAATATATTCAATAATTTTTTCATTGTTAACCGTAATTAAAGGCTTAGGGTCAACATAACCTTTTTTAACAAATCTATCACCAGTCCCTGCCATTGGAATTATTACTTTCATACATTTTTCCTATAACTTTCAGCTTCTAAATTATTTAAAAATTCAACATCTTCTCTTTTTAAATACCTTAGCGTGCCCATTTTGGGTCCAACATTTAGAATATAATCAGCAACAGCAAAAGTCTCTTTCTTTAAAGGATTATTATTAAAAATAACAGAATCTGGAAATAAAAAATCAATTGCAGGATTTGTATTAATATTTTTATTATATTCAAATTTATTTAATAATTTAAAATTTACCACAAATTGTTTAGCAATATTATTTATTTCATTTAATGTATTTAAAATTTTATTTAAGTCATTAAAAGATAATATTAAGCCATGATTTTCTAAAAAATATATATTTTTATTTTTTACATTTTTAATAGTATTAAATAAATTATATCCGGGAGCATTATATTGTACATACTCATAATCATAGTTAGAATATAAATTTTTAATTATATTTTCAGAATCTTGCAGACATAAAATTAATGTGAGATATATAGGGTGTAAATGAATGACGTACTTGTCTAAGTAAACGTGAAAACCCGTTTCCATTGAAGGTCTTTTAAATTTTGGAATGGCTAAAAATTCTTTTAAAGAATCATGTAATTCAAAATCATTACTAATATTTTTATTTTTAAAATTTTTAAAATTAAAGACTGAAAAACTTTTTGAGTTATTAACATCTTTCAGAGAAAATCCAGATGATTTAATTAATAAATAATTTTCTGAAAATTTTATAGAAATATTTCCACCCGTGTCTTGACATAATTCAATATCTCTTCCTATAGTTTCAGAAATATTTATAAAATTATTTAAATCATTAAAATAATTTTTAATAAATTGACATAAATTTTCATATTTATTAGTCTTATCTACCACGTCTATAATGATAGATATTTCCTCTTCTTTGTCTCCGATTTTTTTAATCTTTTCTTTTGAAGAAAAATTAATAATAATGTCTGCGCTAGATAATTGAGGTCGCTTAATAGTTTCACTATCTTTTTTTCTTTTATTTATAGAAGATAATACTTTTTCGTATGTGTACCCTCTTTCTTGCGTGTCTCTAATTATTTTCCAGTGAATTCTTAAATCTTCATCTGTTTCTATAAATATTTTTAAATCAATATTGTTTTTAGCAAAATCTGTATAATATGCATGCAGACCTTCATTAATTATATTCTTTTTAGGAATAATTTCAATAGGCTCGTCAAATTTTCCAGTATAATGATTGTAAATAGATCTAGAAATAGAATTATTATTAATTATTTTATATAAATGATCGTCTCCTAGGTCTAAATTATTTGCAAGAGGATTTAAATGTGTAAAATTTTCCCACTCGGGATGATTTCTTTCCCATTTATGTAAGTCATCTGTACTTAAAATTGTAGTATTGTCATAGCCAAAATACAATGAAATAATTTCAGTAAGCGTAGATTTTCCAACGCCAGACTCTCCTGCTATACCAATTACAAAAGGAGATTTTTCATTCTTTTTTAGAATAAGATTTTTCATAATATCCGTTCCCAGGATTATAAGTAACTACCGTAGCATCAATATTTAAATTTTTCATAAAATTTTCTATAGATAAACTTTCATCATTATATCTATAAGGTGCAGAGGGATAACTTGCATTGCATAATTTTATATTATTTTTTTGAAAAACTTTAAATAAATGGTACTCAACAGATAAAGATATTTCATATAATTCATTGTCTTGTGTACATTTATGTTCTGAATTTTGTCCGTAATACTTGCACTTGCTACAAATATAGACCCTGCCTTCTGGCAAAAAGTCACCAGCAATATCATAAAGAGAAAAAAACAACTCCATGGTTTTACGATGTCCAAGAGCGTAAAAATCATAGATAATAGGTGAGTGTATCCCCGGAACATAAATATCAAATTTATCTAAATCATATAGTTTAAAATCAAATTTTTCATTAGAAGTATTATCAAATCTCCATTTTAATAAAACATCATATTTAATATTATTTTTTAATTCATAATTTGACAGCAGATTATACGCTAATTTTAATTTTCTTAATTGATGAATTAATAAAGCTGGATTATTTCCATTAATTTTAAATTTATTTAATTCTTTAAATTTACAGTCTTGACTTATATCAAATGGCGGTTCAATTATAATATCTTTTAAATAAGGCTGTAAAATATTAAAGTCTGATAATATTAAAGATTTAGCTTTTTCAAATTCAATAAAATCAATTTTTTGATGCAATCTACATGTGTAATTATTTAATATTTCAATTTTTTTATCTGTAGAAAAATATTGAACATCATTATGATAAAAATCATTTGTATCACAGCAAATAAAAATGTCAGAGTTATTTGGAACTATAATATTATTAATAAAAGATTCTATTAATTTAATTTTAGTTTCTCTATGTGGCATTAAAAAAGTTCTTAAATTTCCACATAAGACAACGGCACTTCTCATAAATTTTCCAAAACAGATAAAATTACATTAACTCTATTAACGTAAGTATGTTTTGCTTTAACTTCATTCATTAAATATTTAATTTCATCAATAATTTTTAAACTATTTTTCTTTTCAATAGATTTATAAAATAAATTGATAGGATTAGAATCATACACAAGCATATCATTAAATAAATGATTTGTTAATTCATTATTCGTAATCCCCATATGTCCATAAGAAATATTTTTTAATATTCTACATTGAGGAGCGTATCCATGTTTAACTTGCCACGGTCCTTGAATTGCTGGGGCTAAAAATGATTGATTTACAATTTTTCTATTTTCCTCAAAAGAAACAGGGTTTTTCCATGGATCTATAATTCTGACATTTATATTGTTTTTTCTGCATTCATCAAAAAATAAATCTAATTCTATACTATTTTGATATTCAGTAACTCTATCGCCATAAGTGCCTATCCAAACACATTCCCTGTTATTAATTTCATTCTTTGCCTCATTGTCATTAATCTCTTCTGGCAATAAATCAGTTGCCCAAGGCTGATAGATTGTATCAGAAGAAATATAAGTATAATCATTGATCTTTGTCAGCTCATCCTTGGTGGTAAATGTAGGATGAGTTCGTGGTATAAAATCAGAATTAATATTATTATGAAAAATTTGAATATTAATTTTTTTTAAATTAATATATTTATCTTTATTTCCGCTATGCAAGATGTATTTACAAGTATTATTTAAAGGTATTTTTGTATCTACTTGACCCTCTGTTAGAAATATAGAGTTATTAAAATTAAAACCACTAACGTCATCATTATCATCAAACCAATAAGTATCAAATCCTAAAGATTTAAAAGCCTTATAGAAACCATAATGAACATAAGAAGAAGTATGGGAGTGTAATTTATGCCCCCATATAATTATTTTTTTAGCAATCAAATTAACTCCCAATTTTCCCAAATAAATGGAAAATCATAAGTTAATTTATGTGTTTTAGATAGGCTTTCTCTTATTTTATAATATCTAGAAAGATAATTTTCTCCAAGTCTATGAAATTGAACCTGTATATTTTTAAAATTTTTCTGTAAATTATTTTCAATTATACACTCTAGAACTTCATACTCACTGCCTTCTATATTAATTTTAATTAAATCAACAAATAAAATGCCAAGATCTTCCATTACATTTTTAATGGATTTTATTTGCACTTCTATCTTTTCTTCTGAATCAATAAATAAAGAAGTAGATACTCCAAGAGCAGGTCCAAGATTAATCATTGCCGCATAGTTACTACCGCCAACCCCATAATTATACAGGTGAATGTTTGAATTATTAACAATATTATTTTTTCCAATTTCAAATATGGTAGAAGTCGCTTCAAATGCATAAATTTTGGGACTATTATATTTTTCACTTATAGCAAGAGACCATTCACAATGAAATGCCCCAAGATCAATGCATATACTTTCAGAATTTAAATCATATTCATATCTTAATTTTTCAAAAGCGCCATTGGTCCATTTATCAAGCTGCTCTTTATCTAAATTTAGATTAATTTTTGTATCAATTTCTTCGTCCAAGGAGCCCTCCAGTTAATCATTACGAGTTATCAGATCTTTATCTTTTTCTCATATTTTATATTTATATCTTAGTCCAGTTTTCCGGAAGCAAGTCACCGGTATCATGTGCTAACTTAGGACCAAACCATTTTTTTGGAGCTATAATTTTTTTACCAAAATTTGTATTTAAATAAGCTCCCCACCAAGAGAATGAAGAATTAGCAATAATTACATTGTCACATTTTTTAGACATTATTGCCAAATCTTCATATGGAGAAGAATTTTCTGAAAATATAAATTGATTTCCAGTAAAATTGCTCTTACACCATGCGATGTCATCAGAAAATATAATATATCGATCAGATTTAATTATATCCATCGCTTGGCGATAATAATTCATATCAAGCTGATGATAATGGTCAGGAAGGTTTAAATAATCCCCTCGACGAACATGAATGGCACATAAATCAGACTCGGGCTCTACGTTCATACTTGGAGTTAAAGAGCTTAATATAAAATATTCATACTCTTTAAAATATTTATAGCTTTGAAAATATCCACGCAAATCTAAATTAGGAGAATAAGGTATCTCTTTGTAATGAAAGAATGGCTCTTGATATGTTTTAGAAAATAATAAATTGTTGTAATAGCAGTCTTTTAAATTACAATAGTTAGAATATTCCCAGTGAGGAAAGCCATAAGAATCATTATTTTTTAAAGCCAATCCAATTGTAGTAGCTACTTCAAATAATTGATTCCCCAGCCTCCCCCATTGACCTAATTGACTATAAGTAATCACCTTACTGCCTTGTGATTTTTTTCTAGCAACATAATTTTTGGAGAAAATTTATGAGGTCTCCACTTTGCAATATAAGAAGAGTAATTTTCAGGATAATGATAGCTTGGAGTTAAAACTATTTCTGGCTCATGATCTAAGAAATATCTATTCAAAGCAGTTTCATCATGCCAAGTAGGTATAATATTATTTTGCAAATCTCTTTCAATCATTTCATAACACCATCTAGACAATTCTAGATAACTCTTAGCAGATCCGCCACTAAACCCGCCTCCGAAATAATATTTATATTTTCTAGAATCTGTATAAAAAACAGAATTTTTATTCTCTTCAAATGTGCCGCCGCCATTGAAGTAACCACAATGACGCACTCCCACTAATTCTCCCAAAGTCTCTGCGGAAACATGATCAACAAACTTGCAATCAACATCCACATAATACAAATAATCCATTTTAGATAATTCTTCAGAGTTATTTGTAAAATGTTTAAACCTATCCATGCTTGCATATGGAAAGCCTCTGTGCTCTATGTTGATAACCTTATAATTTCTAGAAGTATTTAAAGACACTTCTTTATCGGTAAAAATAAAATAAGTGACTTCAAAACTAGGATCTTTAAAGTAAAATTTATCAGCAGATTCAATTAATTGAGAAATAAATTGATCATACTTACCAGTCGCGATGACTAATAAACCTATTTTATTTTTAGTATTTTTAGCTCTGCTTTCTAGTACATGAGCGGGCTCTTTGGCGAGAAGAGGATATTTATGCATTCCTCGAACGAGCCTGTCTAATTTTTGCTGTAGTTTTTGATTTACCTTGTGATCATTAATAGGATTAACTAAATTATATATATAAAGATACTCACTTATAAATTTAGAGCGATGACCAGACATTTCTAGCATTGGAAACATCATAGCCATATCCCATGTCATAGCCATGAAATTACCCTCATAATAAAAATCTTCTTTTTTAATTTGCTTAAATAGCCATGCGTAAAATGTTCTTAAGTGAGATGAGCACCAAGAATATTGTCTATAAGTTTTAGTTTTAATTACGTGTTCAGGTATCTGTTGAGCAATTCCTCTGCCGCCATCTGGGTAGTTTTGATATTGCCCATATGTCATCCATACATCGCCAGAATAATGAATATTTAAAGTGTTTAAGACTTCGGGTCCAGCTAACCAATCATCGCCATCTAATGTCAAGACAATTTCATCATCATCGCAAGAATGAATCATATTATAAAGATTCTCTAAAGCACCTTTACGAACTTCATTTCTAACAATAGTGGCTTTATTTTTATTGGGATGATCCTCAACGGCTTTTAAAACGGCATCAAAAGTATTATCAGGAGAACAATCATCCGTAAACAAAACTCTAAAATTTGAATAGTTTTGGTTTAAAGCAGAGAGAATATTTTTCTCTGCCCATTCTTGATTTTTATAACTTGGAATTACAATAACAAATTTGTTCTTACCCTTTAAATTTGTGGATAAAGTATGAACGGGTAGAGTATATTCAACTTTTTGATTTGTTTTTAGAGCTTCAACATCTGCGAAAGAATCAAGCCTAACGTTATCCAAAGCTTCAACAACAATAATTCTAGATATTAAAATTTCACTATTGCCATCTTCAAAGACACCAACGTTTAATTTATAAGAATTTCCAAAATCAGGCTCTTCGCCTGAGCCAATATTTATACTTCTATCCTCTATATTAATTCCAAATAAAAGATTAACATATTGATCAGGAGTTTTTGAATTAGAAATACAAGCTTTTAATCTTCCATTCCCGCCAAATTTTTTACCATTAAAAATAATAGTATATTTTTTATTAGGCTGAATTGAAGAAATGGGTATTGAAAATATTGCCCCAGGCTTAACTGAAACGTAATTTCTTCCATTGCTAGCAATAAATTTAATGTTTCTGTTTTGCTCTTTAAAATTATTTTTTATAAATCCATTAAATTTATCGGAATCATAAACTATATTTATAGCTGGATGAGAATTTGTCATAAATTCTTTCTTTACATCAAAGGCTTGATTTAAGCCACCTATTCCATTATTGACGGTTACTTTATCATAATCTGCTACGTCATTCGGCGGAAGAGGGTTAGGAGGCTCTCTACTAATGAACAATTCTTTTTTATTTAAAGAATCACTATTTAATATATCCGATGCCAAATTAATATTAGTGACTTTACATTTATAGCTAAAAACAATTTTATTATTTTGAATTGAATAAGCATTTGCGGGCTCTGTTTCAAGATCAATTATAAAACTACTGGGCTCAATGAATGCGCCTTCATTAGCAAACAAAGTATCTTTAACTAAAGATAGCCCTTTATAATTATGAAATTTTCTAACTATTGACTTCCAGCGAATTGACATATCTTCCTCATAACTTGCATTTATTTCTATGCCTAAAATTGCCACTTCTCCAAGAGAATCTTCTGTTCTTGATATGCGAATACTTTTCTCTTTAGAAAGAAGAGTTTTAACCTCAAACTGCTTAGATGAAACGGTATAATTTTCACCGTTAATTTTTATCTTACCGTTTCCAGATACTCTTTTAAAATAAATATCTATGTAAGAAAAATCCTCATCAATAAGTAGAGATATTTTTCCAAACTTAGGCTCTAGTACATAGGTGCCATCATATTTGCAGCTAATGCTAGAAGAGCATAAAGCCTTCAGGTTGTCAAAGTAATATTCTTTCATCAGAAAGCTATTACATTATCAAATTTATATTTATCTTTATTTAAAGAATAAAATATAGGCTTTTGGTTGCTGTAATAAAGCTTACAATTATTATAGAATTTTTGAACAAATTTATTATGTTCTTCGGTTTTAAATTGTCGGTAAGTGCTTTTATCACCACCATCTTCTCCTAAGTGCGTCCCTTCATCTTCTAAATACCCCAATTTAAATCCAGCAACCCTAGCTCTAAATCCATAATCACTATCCTCTAAACCATATTTACCGTAATCAAAATCATTAAAGAATCCAATCATTTTATGAACTTTTTTGGAGAAAACCATGCAAGCGGTTCCAAGATTTCCCTGCTGCTTGTGTTGAACTTTATGAGAGCCAACATCTACCAAAGGATATTTTACGTTTTCAAAATTAACGCCTAACATACCATATTGAGAATTAAAAGTCATAATATCAATGCATTTTTGTAGCCAATTCTCGGGCAACAAAACATCATTATCCAGCGTTGCATACCAAGAAGAATCACCGGCAAGACCTAGAGTTTGATTTCTACCAACTGCAATTCCTAAATTTTCAGAATTGCATAAAAGCTTTGCGCCTAAATAATATTCATTTTTTTCTCTGCTTGACAAAAACTCTTTTAAATAATCCACAGTTCCATCTTGAGAAGCATTGTCTACTAAAATTAATTCAAATGGAGATTTTGTAACTTCAAAGATATTATTTAAAGTTTCTTTAGTTAAATTCAATCTATTATAAGTTACCATTAATAATTTAGCGCTCATAAATCTTCCTTATTATTTGTTCAATCATTGCTGGCAATGTATTTTGATATTTTAAATATCTCCACTCGGGGTCTACAGCTCCCTTAACCCTTCTCATCGTGGGTTTTAATTTAATTTTAGGCATATGCCTAAGATAATACGAATAAGTACTCGACTTAAACATTAGTAAAGAAATTATAGAATAATCAGGCTGCCTTGATAAGACAACTTTAGCATTTTGAGCCAGTGATAAAAACCTACTAAAAGAATACTTAATAAATTTAAAATTACCATAATATTTGGAATGGTCATTCGACATAATAATTGTTTGAATTCCATTCAAAGATAATACAGAAGAAAGTGCCCGTAATTCCATCATAGTTAAATTAACAAAATCTTGCTTGTGCATTGAGCTAGTCAATCTATCAGGAAGAATTAAAACATAAGGCTTGCTTAAAACATTTTTATTTAATTTGCACCAAGCAGTATATTCAAAATCTTGAGAAAGATTTCTTGATTTAAAAGGATAATGAAGCAAATTGTCAATCATGAAATTTTTATTAAATACATCAATAAAATTATTTTTATTTTTCTTAAAATCTCTTCCAAGATATGTGTGATAATTCTGATAATTATCTAGCAAGTTAAAATAAGTATTATTCTCTTTGTCTTTAAAAAAATGAATTGGATACGAATTGGAAACTTCTTCAGTTATTTCTGAAGAATAATTTGCCAATCCCTGATTTTTTATTAAATCTTTAAATTCTTCTTTTCCATGCCAGAATATATTTTTTTCTGGATATTTAGTTTTAATGTATTCTATTGCATATGTAGAGAAGAACGATTCTAATAGACCGCCGTGACAAACTATATTAATATTTTTTGTCAATAAATAACGAGGATCTCCATTTAACTTTTTAACAATCATATCCTGATCATTAATATCCCATGGGATTCCAGGGCAATATGGTAAACATAATCTTTTCATATTACACAGTGCTCTTTATTTTTTAAATATAAATCATGGTCAATTTTATATAATGAACCATATTGAGCTTTAAAATGTTTAACATTTGGCTCCATCATAAGCTTATTAACAGGATTCTTTTTTAAAGACACAGACTCTCCATGATCTATATTGGTACTCCCGCAATAAATTACTTTTTTACCAGATTTTACTACTTTTAAATTATAAGCAATATCTTCAAATGCCCAATTAAACTTCTCGTCTAACATGCCCATTCTAAAAAATAAATCACAAGGAGTAAGTAAACATGCTCCAGTTACTGCTTGAAAATATCTGTTTCTGCAGGCGTCAGAGTCTTCTTCTTCATTGGCTCGATAATGCCAGGGCATATTACCATACCTAGAAGAAAATATTACTCCTCCATGCTGAAGCTTATTTGTATTAGTGTAATTTAATTTTGCACCAACAATTCCCGGATCATGCTTGATATAAACGTCCAACATATTTTTTAAAGATTCAGAGTCTTTAAAAAATATATCATTATTTAATAGTAAAAATAAATCTCTTTCCTGTAAGTTAACTTTAGCCATGTTAGCTAAAGAATTAACGCCTTGAGAAAAATTGTCTCTATTATGATCTTTTTTAAGAATTGAAACTTTATTACCTAAAGTTTCTAAATAAGAAACAGAATCATCTTTACATCCGTTACTCCGAACATACCACTGAGCATCAATTCCTAAATTTTTTAAATTGTGAAATAGCCCTGGAACTAATCTTTGTAAAAGAAAAGAACCGTTCCAAGTTAAAGTTAAAATGTGAAGCTTCATATCTTTTCTTTCCAATACTTAGAAAAAGTATTATAAGATTTCTTATACATCTCAGATAATCCTATTTTAGAAGAAGTCATGCGTCCAAAATGATGTAATGGAGTCTTAACAACTTCCATAGTAATTCCAAGCTGCCTAGCCTTCCAGCTAAGATGAACATCTTCAAAATATGCAAAGTATTTCTTAGACCAAATAACACCTTCTTCTTTTGCTATTTGATTGAATGTTTTTCTAGATCCAAGAACCGACCATCCACTTAAATATTCAAATTTATCTTGCAACACATGGGGCTCTGATGATTCACGAACAAAATTAAAATTATTATTTAATAATCCAGCCTGTGAAGAAATTAATTTATCTCCCGCATCTTTAGTTAAATCATCTAACCATTTTGATTTATTTTTTAATACAGCAACGTCATTATTAAGAAATAATAAATATTCTCCCTCAGATTTTTCGACTCCAATATTATTGGCAGCTCCAAATCCTAAATTTTCATTTATTCTAATATACTTAAAATCAGGCTTGTCATCGCTTTTATTTTCCATAAAGGATTTTATAAAATCCGATGTGCCATCAGTACTGTTATTGTCTACAATAATGACTTCGTGATCTGATGATAAATTCATTAAATCATTAACACATTTTTGTGTAAATGAAACTTGATTAAATACAGGTATAATAATGCTAGATACCGTCATGCAGTTTCTTTCATCAATAAATTCAAGGCATTATCCCAAGTATAATTTTGAACAGTTTCGCTCATAGATGATGACTTTGATTGAACTAAAGAATCATAAGAGCGATAGACTTCTCTTAAAGATTCTACAGCATGGTCTTGATTTGCTTCAAAATAAGAATTGTAAACAGAAGCTTCCCAATATTGGGCTTCCATGGGCGCTCGAACTTCTTTGCCAGAAATTAAAATGCTATTATTATCATTGCAAAAATCCAACTGACCGCCATGGCGTGGAACTACAACTAATTTATTAGCAGCAAACCCCTCTAATGCAGGCATGAAAAAACATTCAGCGTGAGTCAAAGAATAAACAACATCACAAGCGTTAAACAGCGAAACCATATTAGGAACATAACTTGTGATTAATTCAATCTCGGGATGATTTTTATATTTTTCATTTAAACGATGTATTATCTTTTTAACATCAACTTCGAATGGTAATTTTTTATCTAAAGATGCCGTGGGAACTTTGGCAACCAAACACACGTCGTCTTTGTTAGTAAATGCCTTATAGAATGCCTCTATTGTTTCGGGTATAGCTTTTCTGATGTGCGGCTGACCTAATGGAATTAAAAATTTTAATTTCTTTTTAGTTTTTAAAGGATATTTATCTTTATATGAAAAATGTTCTAAATCAATTCCATGCGGAACCACTGTTAAATGAGACTCTGGAATTTTATTTTTAACAAAAATATCTTTAGCAAATTGGCTTGGTGCCAAAATTTTATCACAATATTTATAATATTTAATAAACTCTTTTGGAATTATAGGAAATTCATAACACCAAATTCCGAATCTATTTTTATTTCCACCGGCTAAATAATGTGGAAAATTAATCATAGCGGTATATGATATTTGCATATCATATTCTCCGCTACCAATTGTTTTAATGAATGGTTTTAAGTCTTCTGGAGTATGCTCTGGTCGATTTCCATCTGTAGAAACAAATTCTACATCGTGACCCAATTTAAGAAGAGATCTTCCTAAATTCTGGTTAACATATGCCCAGCTATGAGACTTGCCAAATAAAAAACCTTGAACCTTGACTCGCATGAGCCATTCTATAACGGCTAATTAAGAAAGCAAACCCTGAAGTACATCAGAAGTGATTACTAAGTGCTGATTATTCCAACCTGCCTTCTTCAAGTATACTGTAATAGTAATTTTTGTCACTAATGATAAGTATACATTATCTTCTGCCAAGTCTTGAGCGTTCAAAGTCAAAATTCCAGTAGTATGATCGATATATGCACCAATTGTTGGATCCTCTATGACAACATATCCATCTAAATCGGCATCATACCCATCTAAATTCTTATAGAAAGATTGAATTGCTACATTGAATTTAATTTTATTTAATGCAATATCCTCAATCTTAACAAAAGAACAATCCGAATATTTCATGGCAGGATACCCTGCAGCAGTTTTGCCACCACCAACATCTACAACAAACTTTTCATAAATATTAACGCTGGACTCGTTTAAAGGTATTTGAGGTAATCTTAATTCAATTGTTGAAATTTCAACATCTTGTCTAAAGTGAGTCCCGTCAGGATTTAATATTTGACCATGACCAATCAAAAGATTGTTAGGAACAAAGAAATCATTTCTACCCACCTCTACAGCAGGCGCTTCTGCAAACCTTTCTTCGCAAACAGTATTTGCCACAGGACTGCAAGAAAATAGCTCAGGATTAGTTAAATAAGTAAATGCTGCTGGAACTAATCTAGCCTCAGATGAAAGGCTTATCATCCAGTCTTGCCAGAATGGCTTAGGTACAATCTGATAAGTTACACCAGCAAATGGAACAGTTGTAAATGCAGAATCTATTTCTAGACTTGAAGGAATATAATATCCATCATAAACTAGCTCTGCATAACTCAAAGAAGATGCTGGGACCAAGTTTAATGAGGAGCCGTTTGCACGAATGTATCCATCGCCACAGTCAAAATATCCGTCATATCTTCCAACTAAAGGCTGAACCTCTAAACAGATATGAGTGAATGATGTGCCAACTGGAAAAGAATTAATATTCTTATTTACATATAAAGATAGCAAATCGGCATCATTAGATGTAATATATCCGTCTCCATCCAAATCAGCTCGTAATAGATCAAGCGTATCAATATAGCCATCAACAATTTTTTGCTGTGTTGAAGAGAAGTATAAACTTTCTCCAATTAAAGTAGATATTAAGGTAATGTCTGCATCGTCAATTATCCCATCACCATTGACATCGCCGTAGCCATCAGTACATAAAGTGGCTTTAACTACTTTGTATTTGTTGCTAGATAGCGTATTAGGAACAAGTGTAGAGCCGATTAAATTATTAGTAATTAAATCGGGATCGGGATTAATTATACAAAAGGTGCTGCCCTTAGCCAGACCAATTATATTTTGAGACTTAAATAATAGTGGATTCTTTTTAGGATTTAAGTCTTTAACAGCTCCAATAACAAGAGGATCTGAGGTGTTCTGAAGAGTTTCAAGCTCTGTTTCGGAGATTAAGCTAAAGCTAGGAACAAATTGTTTTCTAGAAAATGTATCATTGCCAGTTCTTTCGTCCTGCTCAATTACGCTGGCTTGAGTTACGGCTTGAATAATACCAATATTTAAAATATTAAATCCGGTATCATTAAGTGAATTGTGTCTTTCTTGATTGTCAATAGTTGCCCCTGACAATTCATCAATAGTAGTTTTTGGAATAATAATTCCTTGACCAGCATCATATCCTTGACCATCTGCTATCTTAACGGCATCCGTCCATACTTGATACCAAAGGTCTTCTTCAGATACATCTACCCAGCCAGTACCGCTATACAAAATCAAACGTGAATCTTCGGTTCTATCATTACCAGAACCAAATAATATAGACCCTACAGATGCATCTCCAGTTCTTTTAACTGTAAACGCATAATAATTTCCTATCTTTAATCCGTTTGGTGCGCCAATTTTAGAAGAAGAAAAAACAATATCAACAGGTTGGAGTGTATCTGTAAGTACATAACCTATGTCTCTTAAATCTGCTTGATCAAAAGCAAATTGAACAAGTGGCTCAGACTGGGGATCAAAATCAATTGTCAAAGAGGGAATGATATCCGTAGGGCAAGAAACAGTTGTTTGCAAAGCATAAACGCTAACAACTAAAGAGCCTGACCAATCATATTTATTTTCTTCTGGAACTAATTCGCTTCCAGAAGCACCCATTAATAAAGTGATTTTTTGAACGTTATCAGTTTTTGCAAGAAATTTTTGACCAACATGAGAAGATACGTCATTAGTGTTTAATGTGCGATTTGGTCTTCCGGTAGTATTTACATTTAAAGAGTCAACATTGTATTGAGGTCCAATTGCCGTTTGCAATGTTGCTTGAAGTGTTGAAGTAGGATTGGCAATTTTAAAATCTCTCCAAAATAAATCAGGCTCCACGTCCTGAGAAATCATCATGGCATCACGAGATACTTGGAACGCCCTAGCCTCTCTAACAACTAATCTTCCGCCTAAAGTTCTAGAGCAGTTATTGTTGCCTTTAAAATCATTAGTTAAAATAGCTAAAATTCTTTTATAATGATTTGCGGTGACTTGAGTTTCATTTTTATAAAAATAAAAACGATCAATTTGCAAAGTATCATCAAACGATAAGCCGATAATAGCTACTTTTGTAGAGAATCTGCCAACCGCAGATGATCCAGTAAGCTCTATTTCTAATTGATTTCCTAAATTAATGTCAGTTGGCTGCACATGAGGAGACAATCCCGTGCCATCAAAATTACCTGTGCTTAATAAGCTTGCTTGAACAGAAGTTAACACGTCAGAATCAAAAAGAATTACTGGAACTGGGTTTTCTAATAATACACCAGATCCAAAATGATTATTAATGATTGAGGCTTGTACTTTGTTATTATAGTTTTGCTCAGTGTCTAAATCTTCTTTAGATACACGCTGGGCATCCCTAAATAAATTTTGTAAAGCGGAAACTTCTATTCTTTTAGTCATGTTTTTATGTCGTAAAAGTAGTTTAAGCCAAATATTGTAGAGTAACTTTAGATTGAGCAGGTTTCAAAATATCAATTAAAGTTTCTAATATTTGTTTTACCTTTTCATTCTCAGAAACTATATCAAAAGAGTCTATTATTTTAATAGTAAAATTATAGATACCAAAATATTTATCTCTCAAAATAGCCCATTCTTCATTTCTAGAATAGATCTTATCAAAATTTAATAAGAAAGTTGTATATAAATCTTCTACAACCGGCAATACAGTGTCAATGTTAGAATTATAGTTAATGTCTTTTTCTTGACCGGCAATAAAATATAAAGGCTGAATAGCGTTAGATATTTTAAAATTATCTATTCTTGCTTTTGCTAAATTAACAGAATTAATGTCTGATCCTATATAGAATTTCGTTATAACATCTAAGAAGTTCATGTCCGCAGTTAGTTTGGAATTATCTACTCCTGCAAATCCTTGACCGAATATAATTCCTGCGCCAAAGAGTAACCCAGACCCAAAGCGCACTGTGCCTCTTTCCTCGCCATCTACAAAGAGCCTTATTTCATCTTGATTGTTTGGCTGGTTAAACTTGTATGTAGCCTTAATTCGGTGCCAAGAATTTCTAGCCCAAAGAACAGGCTGCCTGACTTGGTAATCATTTCCAGACGCTCTAACATTTAAATTGATGTATCCCGCAGGATCTTTATATATAGAAATTCTATCTCCTGAAGTTCCAACTTGAACATAAGTAACTTTTACAGGCGTCTTTTGATATGGAAGTGCAGTATTTAATCTAATAGTCTTAAAATCAGATTCAATTGTTGCACCTGCAGCATAATTTTTCTTATCTCCCTCTACTAAGATAGATTGAATAGAAGCTGCACGATTATTTAGTTTAATAGTTCCTTTGGAAATAGAAACTAATTCTTCTGTAATTAAAGCTGCGGCATCAAAATAAAAACGATACTCAGGATCGTTTGCAGTATCAAACATGGGAGATACCCAGAATTCAATTGTGCCTTCTAAGTTTGTAGATAGGTATCCCAAATTATCATAAGATAATGGTCTATCTTTAATTACCAATGATTTTCCAAAATTATTATTCACTCCATTATCAGTTTGAATATACGCTTTATTTGCTGTGACCCAATAATCTGAGTCATTGACAAATGGTACAGTATCAAAATGTAATAAAGTTATTGTATCGCTATTTTTTCTGAATGGTCTAATTTTGGCTGCATCAACGGTAACGCTCTCAACTCCGGGAGATAAAGACTCTCCTATTCTTACATCTGTAAGCATTTTAGACAAAATTCTTAACTCATCAATGATTGCCGACGCTTGATTTTGTTTAAATATACTTGATCCTATATGAATTTGCTCATTAGTTAATGGATCAAATGGAACTTCCAAATTTACAGAATAATCAAAGTCATAATATCCCTCATTTAAAAGATAGGGAACATTGACTTGACCGGCAGTCTCAAAAGTAAAGAATCCATTGGCAAAACCCGATCTTCCAATATTGGTATTGAAAATGTCATATGAGCCGTTAGAAAATGTCGCTGGAAGAGCGGGGCTAATTTCTACACTGGTATCAGAGTTTTTAGCCACAATCTGATAAGCACCGGCAACTGATGGTGGAGAATTTATTATTAGTGATTGACCAATATTAGATTCAACAAAGTATCCATTCAAATCAGTTACTGTAGTAGTTCCTATAGAACCGGATAAGTAATTGCCGGTCTGAGTTTTATAAGAGTATCTTATAACTGGGAATATAGTATTGCCCTCTGAATAAGTAATTGTATATCTTTCTTTAATTTCAATTACTGCAGAGTTTTTCGTAGAAACAAATGGTTTAACTACTGCATCTACAGAGGTAATTGTTTTGAATTTTTTAGATGTATATTGAGTGCCAGCAGAATTGAACGTTAGAACTTCGTTCGGAGTAGAGTCTGTAATTCCATTAATTGTCACGGTAACAGGGGTGCTAAAATCAACATTTCCTGCCAAAACTTTAATTGCAAGGCTTCTTCCCTCTGTAGAGGAAGATGTTTGACTTACACTGGAAGTTGTAAAGTTAAATACGCCCAATGAATAAGTTGAGTTTGTGGGTCCAATTGCTACTTTTGGTAAAATAACAGGATAGACTTTAACTTCATCCAAACTAATTGGAGAAGGAATTTGAGTTTTTAATATGTGAGAATTATTTCCCCATACATAAACTCTTTCTCTTGCCCTTCTAAAATTCAAACCTAAAGTTCTAATAACTATTTGATCGCCTACTTCGGCATCTCCTAGAATAGTTAAAATATTTTGATTCAAAAAGTTCTTACTAATTTCATACCCTGGGAAATCTGCACGTAATCCTGGAAGCTCTATTTCAGAACCACTTCTTAGCAATGAAACTGTAAAGTTTTTATAAAAATCTATCTCTGAAGAAACGATAACAGAATAAGGATTTACTGAAAACTTTGCATCTGTTAAAATTGCTGGAACCACAGAAGCAAGAGTCAAAATGTTTGAAGCAACAGATACTATAGAGTAAGTTCCTAGCCCTAGCTCATTTATCTCTAAAGTGTCTCCTGGTACAATGCCTTCTGCTGCAAAGTCAATAGTATTTGAAAAAACAATATTTGTATTATTAGTTACTAAATCATTTCCTTCAATAATTTTACTTGGTATGGTGCCTAAAACATATTCTGGAACTACAGACCTGAAACGATCTGTTAAATTAGATACGGGTCTGCCGCCATACTTTATAATATTAGGAACTTCTACGCCATCAATAAATAAATGCATTTCATCTGATTTATCTTTAGTGGAAAGCTTCCAAGAAGCGGCAATATGATGAGCTTCGCCCGATCTCCAGTTAGAAATATCAGCGCTTACAGCATATTTATTTACTCGATCATATGCTCCATTATCAAAAACTCTAAAAGTAAGATAACCGGAACCATCTTTGTATAAAGAGAATCTATTTTTAGATTCTTCTTTTCCAAAATCAAATAAATAATGCTCCTCATCTGACATGAATCGAATACCATCAAAAGAATAACCAGGAGAATATCCGTCTAAAGGATAATATCCATCTAGGTAACCATCCACATATCCATCAACTAAATATCCGTCCTTATATCCGTCAGGGTATAATTCATCCTGAGAATCAATGTTAAAAGTAAATTGAATGGTTTTATTTTTTGTTTTTAATTTATCGTTAACTTCGCCTAAACCATCAATAAAATTAACATGATAAAAGCTTCCAGAGGTCTCTACAGTTCCTGAAAAGACATATCCATCAGCAACTTGCTCTCTAACTAAAAACTTCCATTGAGACTCTGTGTCATCATAAAAGATGAAAGCACCAGTACTTGTGTAAATTGCAGCGGGTAATCCAGTGGTTTCATCGCTTTTAAAAACTGAAAATTTATTATTTAAATCAAAGGTTGGATGTTTACCAGATGAGCCTATATAAATAGAACTGCTAGGAAGAACATATCCATCTTTAAAAATTTGAAAAGTTAAAGTTGCATCATTATCTAGACCGTTCCATGTTGGAATTGCCCAAAGCTCTAGAGTTCCTTCTTCTAGTTTTAAATTACTAGAAACTGGCATTGTAATAGATTCATTTGAATTTTCTATTAAAACACCGTTATCAAATTTTCCAGTAGTTAATAGTAGATTTCCAGAAGTTTCTATTTTATTTGAGTATAAATGACCGGTGTTTAAATTCCAATTTTCAAAAGCAGATTCAATGATTTCTGGGGGAATATGAGTAATGAATTCCACCAATGACTTCATAGATGGCAAGGTCGGACCTTTTGCAAAAGATTGCAAGGCTCCTCGTAAAGCGTCTCTGTATCTTTCTCTTGGCAATGAAACATCAAAGTTATTTAAAATTGGTATGTTAACCAAGGCTCCGAAATTCTTTAATAAAGAATCTCGGAGTGCTCCAACTTTATAAGTTACATAGTAATTCTCTCCCTGGTTAAGGCTACCGGATTGAGAAAAATCTAAAGAGTTATCTCCATATTCATAACTAACAATAACTTCATCGGCAATGTATTCATAATCAACGTAATATTCTCCCCTGGCATAATCAACTATAGGAGTTGCAGATCCGTTTAATTTAATAGAATAAAATACAACTACATCATCTCCCACAATGGGAGAGTTCAAGCCAGAAAGCGTAATTGTATTGCCAGAAACTACTGCAAAGCTATCATATAATTCAGAATTATCTGATACTCTAATTACAGATTTAACTTCATGTATTTCTACTCCAGCCGAGATATACGGAGTAGTAATTACTAGACCTGCACCCACTGAAGTTGACAAGGTTTGCTGGACAGGATTTAAAGTAATTATGTTATTAGAATAGGTGGAATTTTCAGCAAAATTAATGTAATCAACATTATTATTTAAATCATAGAGGTCATATACCCCTCTAACAAAACTAATGTCATCAGTAACAGTAATTGTGTTTGAAGAGACAACATAAGGATTTGAAGTACTGTTATTTAAAAATCTCTCATCTGATAACTCATAAGATTGAGGTATAATTTCATTATCAGAGAAGCTACCGTATTTAACTTCTTTATAAACAACATTTGGGAATGTACTGTAGTACAAGCCCCCCACTGTTAAAATATGTTTATTTTGAGTCAATACAGAAGAGCGCTTATATGAAACAGTTCCAACATCGTAAGGGGAATTGTTATCAACTCCGACATATACAATACCGTCATTATAATTTATTAAATATTGACCTACTGATAACTTATTAATATTATTATTTTCATCCAAAGATACATAGTCATAATATAGTTCTTTTTCGAAAATATCCGTTCTGCTAAATGTTGCAGAACTATTAAACGCAGACCCAATAGAATCCTCTGACGCAGAGACAATTCTATTATTATTTAAATTTATTTTAAATATTTTAACGCTAAAAATATTTAAAAGCTCTTCCTGTACCAAAAGTTGTTCATTATCTATATTTGTAAAGGCAACTCTTTCTCTAATTGTCTTTTCTACTCTTGGCGGTCTGGTAGAATTAAAATATACTGTATTAAAAGAGAAACGATCTAAATTATAAATTTCACCCGAAGTTTCATTATAAATTCTAAAAACGTTTGTAATTGGCGAGTTTTGAACTGTAAAAGAAGAAGTTGAAGTAAATCTATTTTCAATTCTTTCTTGAAGCTGTTCTTTATGAACTTGAGGTATAAAATCAATATCTGGAATTAAAGTTTTCTCGTAAGAGAATTTAACAATTGCTTCATCTCCCTCTAAGTATCTTAAAGGAGAGCGCACCAATTCATAAGTATCTGCGTCATAAATATAATCCAAATCTTTAGAATATAAATTTTTGTACAGATAAGATGCTACTGGGGGGAAATCACCAGTACCATTGTTAGTAGATGCTCCATAAACATACACTGTTCCAGTATTATAATCTACTGAATACTCTCCTTTTGCTTTTGGTAATCCATCTAATTTAAAAACTAATTCTTTGATAAAAGCAGGATGAGAAGAAGAGAATGGTGGATTTGATTGCGGATCTAAAAAGTCCACCCCAGACAAAGTAGGAACAGTCCCCTGAGAGTCAACAATGGGGTAGTTTGGGAGAGAGAAAACTGTAACAATAGGAGGAACTACTTCTCTTACAATTTCTGAAATTTTATAAAGCTCGATAGTATCTTCTGATACAATTTTACCTAAATCTTTATATTCATAAGAAATTAATATGTAATCATTAGCTACTGGAGTTTTAAAATTAGCATCTTCTAAAACTTTAGAAGATAGCAAAATTTGATTATCCTCTAATTCTAAATAAGAAGAAGCAAATTCTGGATCGTATCTATTATCTTTAATTTGATATCCTAAAGAAGCAATATTATAATTATAAGTATTTCCGTTAGAATACTTTATAGTTATAGAAGAAACTAATGTAATTAAATTTTTAAATAAATTTAAAGTTAAACCATCAAAAGTAGAAGGTCCAACCCCAGGAACTAATTTTTCAGAGTTAACTTTAACTCTTTGCAGAGTTATTGGATAATATGGAAACTCGGAATAAGAAATAGAATCTGTAAATAATTTATTATCTAAATTCTTGGAAGCTTTAATTATTTCATATACGCCTTCTTCATTAAGGCGATCTGTGGGTCCGGGACCACGAGTTTTTAATTCATTAAAAATAGTTCTGCTTAGATAATTGTCATTTTTTAATTGACCAATATCATACAATGCCCGAGATAAAAAATTAGCACTTGCATTAACAATATCTCTAGATATTGTTCCATAATCTAAATTATAAGGATCTTCTTTTAAAGAATCTAATAAATAGTCTCTTAATGGATTAGACGGATCCTCTGCGCCTAGAACTAAAAATTTATTTAGCTTATCATCTTCAATTAAAAAGACGCCGTTAACCGATTTGAACTGAACGGTACTAGAAGATTTAAAAATTACATAGTACTGAACATATGGAAACAAGGGTCGTGTAATTATATCTAAACGATCATTAACGACAGTAACCTTTAGCACCTCGGCATCTGGAACGTTTTTAACGTTAGATACTATAGAAACATTAGAAGTATTAATTAAAAGATCTAAATTTAAATTAAATTTAGCTTGAATCTTAGTACTGTTAATGACTTTAACTTCTAATGCTTTTAAGACAGCCATAATTATCGCTCTTCTATAACTATAGAAACATCATTTGCTACTATGTATTGATTTTTTAAGGCTTTAATACTTAAAACTGAGCCATTTGAACCAGTTTTATTAAAGTAAATAACTCTAGCCCGATCAACACCTGCTATCGTATATGCCGAATTAATCAGGTCAGAGGAGTCTACTATCTGATTTAATTGATTAGAATTTAATGCGGCAGCAACTGCATCTTGAACATTCTGTTTTACAACAAGAGAAGAATTCTTAAATTCTTCAGTGACAACAATGTACATTGTAACATCTGCCAAGATGGGCTCGGCAGCTTTAACTAATACATCGGCAGTAATAGGGCGTGTACTTTCAATTAACAAAGTTGCATCGCTAATTAATTTATTATAATTAGATGTAACAGTAATTCTTTCATTAACTTTAGGAGCTACAAAATCGTAATAAGATTTATATCTAGACTTAGCTATTGGCTGATTCATGTTAGTTATAGTCAAAGTAGACGCTGATGAAGCTGAGCTGTTAAACCCGCTAGAAATAGCAATAGTATCAACATAAACAAATTTCTTTTGAGTATATTGACTACCGGCTTTAGTAAAATATACATTTTCAGAATCAGAAGAAGTAACTAAGTAAAATCGAATACGAATTTTATCGCCAATAGAAATATTATTAGATAAATTATTGGAAGTGTTTGGAAGTTTGATTTGGAAGTTACTCAATGACAAGTCTTGAACCGCCTCTTCCTTAACTAAGGAGTTGTATTTTAAAGAGACTCCAAGAACATCATATTCATTACTTACTGATAAAACATTAGAGCTAGAATCTGTAATAACTTTTTCAAATTTAACTAGCCGAGCAACTTTCAAAGAAGACGATAGACTATCTTTAGAAGTTAATTTTAAAAAAGATCTTATAGCAGGAGACAAATCGTGAGTTAGTCCATCGTTACTAGCTGTAAATAAAATATCTGCTGCATAAGCAATAGTATCTCCCGTAATAGTAAATACCCCTGGCACAATTGTTCCAGTAATGTTAAACATTAAATTAGAAGGAGCTTGTCGTAAATTTTGAATGACAGAACTTCCAGAAAACAAATTAGATACTGGTTGATTACCAACTAAAGATGAAATGTTTGTGTTAAAATAATTGCCATTTCTTATGGCGGGTAAAGATGATAGTAATGTACCAGGCAAAATATTGAAAATATTAGCAATATAAGTACATTCTACAATTGAACCAGAGACAGCTAATGCTGATGGGATTATAGTAATTTGACTGTTATTAAAAGATCCAGTATCAGCATATACATCAGATGCATTATAAACAACGGTCACAGAGTCGTTAAACTGAGCAACTGTATCTGATGGCAAATATGCAACTAATGCACTAATTGAACCGTTGTTATCTTTTGTGTTCCAAAGCTCTGCGCCGTCAGAATCTCTTTTTATAGAGACAACATTGGAAATAGCGGAAGAAACAACAACTGATAACTTACCGGAGATCAATACGACATTTGTGTTTTCTTCTGAAAAAACATTAACATTAAGCACAGAAGAAACTGAATGAGTTACATTGAAAGATAAATAAGACCCTGAAGAAGTTAATACTCCACGTTCTCGCCTTACTAAATTTGAGTATCCCCAATCTATGCTATCTGAAACGTTTCTAGAATTAAAAGAATAAATTTTATTATCAAAATCCCAATAAGGATCATAGTCAAAAATCCAAGTATAATCTACTTGTAAAATATCTGTAGTAGAAGGTAATGACTTTCCTGAAATTTTAATTCTTCCAGTATAATTTATTGTACCGGAGCCATCTGGGTTTTGGCTAGAAATTAAATATCTTTCTCCAGTAGAAACGTTAAATACTCTAGTAACAAGAGTAGCTGGAGAATGTAAAAGCTGAATTAAGCTTCTATCGGAGGCGACTACTTTACTATTTTCATTGGTAACAATAATATTTTGGGTAACTTTTTTTATTTCAGTAGAGTCTGTATAAAATAACTGATCTTGAGTGTTAAAATTATTTTTAGTTTTATCTTCTGGAACATCGGATATCTTATTAGAAATCCAATGCAAACGATCAAAACCCCAAGGAGAATTTGCATATCCTCCAGTATCTCTAACCAGTTCATAATTACCAGAAACTCTTCCAAAGATATCTGTAGTTTTTTCTTTAAAGTTAGGTCCGCTAGAAGAACCAATTACGGAAACTACATTGTTAATTGGCTGAGCTGGCAAAGTGCTAGATGCTAAATTATCAATTCTTTTTCTAGTAACAGTTTTATTTTCGTCTCCAGTAATTTGACCTAATACATAATCGTTTAATGAATTGGTAGGGTCTCCCGTATTACTTTTATCTTTATAAATAAAAGAATCAACATTTTCTTGAAGCCTGATTCCATAAGTAATTATATCTACTTTTCCACCAGTTCCTTCAGAAATAATAGTTCTGGTGCCGTCTTCAGCGACGCTAACTTGAGTTCCATCTCGTGTCATTAAGTCATCGCCTGGAGGAATAACCAAAACGTCAAGAACAGAAGGATCTGTTCTAATAGTGCTAGAATATCCAAGAGCGGTACCGGTATTTGAGCCGCTAAAAATAGATAAAACTCTATTTTTAAATACGCTATCAGTTTCGGCTGGTCTTCCTCCGCCAGCGGGAAAGACGTTAGTGACGCTAGTAATACCAACAATATTTGTTCTAGTTATTCCATACTTGGAAATATTCCCTTGATCTCCAAAGGCTGTAGCCTCAACAACTAACTCAAGAGCATATTGTTCTGTAATTCCTAAAAAGTCTAAATCAGACTTGTATCTTGATACTGTAGCTTTATATTGATTTTCTTGCAACGAAGTAATAGAAACGCTATTAATAACAGCAAATGAGGTTCCATTTTTAGCAAATAGTAAATCACCTTTAGAAATCGCAATATCAGCATCAATGCTATCAAAAAGTAATAAAGCTGGTACAGTGGCTCTTGCGCCCCTATTTCTTGCGGCTCCAATATTTTGAGCCCAATTATCTAAATCGCTTCCAAAAGATTGTCTTAAAGATTGTAAGCTGGAAACTTTATTTAATTCATCATAAAGCTTTGAAAGCTGATCAGATGGACCATCAATAAGTAAATCTCTAGCTACAGTTCCTGGCTTGGTATCCAAGAGCGGCTGAGCTACACGATAAAACTCCAGATAACTTCTTATAATTTCACTGGAAGTACGAATTTTAGACATTTATTTCCACCTTAAAATAATATAGCACTAAAATGCTATTTTTATAGCTCATTATGCAAAGAATTTAAAATATTATATAACTACAAGCTAGTAGTGTTAAATTCAAATTGAGCATCTGTTTTTGTAAAAGCTTTATTTAAAACAGAAATATAAATTAAAAAATATCTTGGATCAGACGTAAATCTTTGAATTGATACTTCTCTAATGGCAGCTATAGATTCTTGAGGAGATAAATATTGGTATTTTTCTTGAATATCTTGTAATTCAATTAACGTTTTAATAGAATCTCTTAATTGAGATGAAGCATAAGTATTTGTAAAATCTTCAGGAAGGACATTTCCAATTAATGAGTTAGAAATTAAAGAACCATAAAAAGGATATTTAATTTTAGATCCTTTTAAGGTAGTTGAAATTTTTAACAAATCTTGAACTAATTTGTCAGTATTTTCAACTATCTTTAGATCTCCATCTGAACCTATTGCTAGATCTCCATCTTGGATTTTTAAATCAAAACTCATATCACTATATTAAAGAATTAGTGTATTGGGTTGGATTGCTTCGTTCTTCTAAATAAAAATCAGCATATTTTAAAACATTATAAACTTTTTCTTCTAATGCTTTTAGTGCTTCTAGAACATTTTGAGAAGTAGCTGCTTGACTAAGCCTGCTTACTACCTGGGGAGATCCTTTATATTTTGGATTATAATCTGATAATCTCTTGGCGCTTTCATCATCAATTAAATACAATAAATGTTTTATATCTATTGACCAAAGTCCAACATAAAAAGCGAGAACATCAACCAATCCAATACCTGATATTTCTCCTTTAATTATTTCTATATTTTTTAAAGCAGTAAATCCCTTTTCTGTAAACTCATCTCTTGAGCTTACTAAGTCCTCTATTACCTTATTATATTTATTAACTTTTTCAGAGAAACTGTTTTGAACAAAAGGAGACGCAAAATTTCCCAATTTAGAAAATTCTTTACTTTCACTTTCTGCGTTAAGCTTTTTTATTTCTAATTGTTTAATTTTAGAATCTATTAAATAGTTTCCATTTTTGTAATATGTAGTATATAACTTTCCACCTGAAAGAGGTCCATTAGGATTTGAATTTGGCAGTGGTAGCCAATTAATATTAGATCTTACATCGTCTAATATTTGCTGAGACTCTAGCAATTTAGTAACTAAAAATTTTATAGATTTTATTAATTTTACAGTTGTTTGATATTCTATTACTTTTACTTTTCCTAATTCATCTTTAATATTATTAGGTAGTTCAGAGTTTTCTGCCAAAGTTTTTACAGTAGTAAGCAACAAACCATAATCAATTAAAGTAGTTGCTTTATTTGACGTATCGCCATTTAAAATGTTTTCTAGCGTAGCAAGATCTTCTTTGCTTATTACGGAATCCTCTAATCTTTGTCTAATAATTAATTCTAGTCCCGGTCTAAATAAGCTTTTATTATTTAATATCTTTGTTTGTTTTTCCGTATTTAAGAATGGTGCGCAGACTATATTATCTATTGGAGTTACTACAGAGGCAATCGCCGGGTCAACAACAAATGGCTTTAAAGCATGAAATATTTTAGAAAAAGATTCTGAAAAAGATAAAATCTTATCAGAATAATTTGAATTATCTTGAGAAAATTTACGACCAAAAGACGTTCTATTTTCAATAGTAGCTAATTGAGGATCTTTTTCAAGATGATCTATCGATGGATCAAAATTAGCAAAAGGAAAAGTATATCTATACAAAATAGATCTGGTAATAACTTCAAGGCTGTCCTGTGAAATAAAAGATCTTCTATATTCTTCTAAAGTAGTTTCTCTACTATAAATAAATTCATGAGCAGTCTTTTCATCATATACCGCCTTATCTATTTTAAGCCTAGTTTCTGCAGAAGAAGAACCGAGAGGATTATATCCCGGACTATAATATCCTGATTTCTTACTTACAACTGGCATGCCCAACATTCGATAAAATGCATGAACCCTACTTTCTAAAGGTTCGTCAGCACTAGCCTCTTTAGGATAAGATATTTCAAATAGTATAGCTGCGCTAGAAGATCCAACAGATAAGAAAGGCTTGGCATTAGACCTCATGCTATCAATGGGTCGAATATAAGTATTGTACAAAGTATCAATATCTTCTTCTGTATCGCTGAGATCGTCAAAATAATTATCTTGAGGTTTTGCTTTAGCCATTCATCACTCCACGTCAGTTTCGTCACGTCGAACTGGGGATTCTTCGACAGCTGCAACGAATGTATAAGTCTTTACATTTTCTTCAATAGAAGATGGCTGACCATTACCAGTAGTAATATTATATTTTGATAAAACTTTTCCGTCAAAAATTATAGCAATTCTTCCATCTCCAGGAACGGTTGAAAACAAATTAGCAACAAAGCTAGATGTTCCGTCATAAGCAAAGTCAGAAATGGTACCCAAAGAAATATCCGCAGATATTTTTGAAGCAATGCTCGTAGCGCATTCTTCTGGCAAATTTGAAGTTAGCAATGTTCCTGCACCATCTTTCAAGAAAACATTGACCAAAATTCCTGCATTGGTAAATTGTAAATCTGAGTCTAGTGTAAATTCAGTCTTGTAAGGACTTGCTGCTGCAACAACGGCTGCTGTAATTGTATTAATCGTATCTGCCTTTAGCTTGTTCAAACAAGCTATTGCTGCAGCTTGAAATATTGCTGCGCCCGCAGGGGAAATATCTTTTCTAAATGTTTCTAGAGCCGAATTAACGCACTGGTAGGTACCTTCCACATCTGGAAGAGCTGGCAATTTATCTGCTACTGGCTGTATTCCCTCTGCAACAATAATAGAATTTAAGATATTCTTTTCAATTGAAACTTCGGGTATGCATCCAAATGTTGTTACATTGTAGCCTGCAAGGGCAGGAGCGTTTGGTTTCCAAGTAAATTGGATATTGTCAATAACAATTGCATCATCTGTAGATGGCAATTCTAATGAACTAGTAGGTGTTTTATAAACAAAATTATCTAAAGTAGCTTGCTCGCCACCTATCATGTACTCTGTCTCTGAGCCATCAGTGCCTATTTCAAAAATTTTACCACCAGAAACGCTTAATACTCCAGTAAATCCTTTGGTCAAATCTCTGGTAGCAAAAGCATCGACGTTTTCAGTGGAATTATATTTATAAGCAAATTGATAAGGTCTTTCAACTACAACGCAATCTTTTGCCTTAAAGGTGCGAATGCCTTTCGTATCCGTAAAAGTATTATCGAATTGAGAGGGATTAACTTCAAAAGTTAAATCAGCAGTATATTGAGCACGCTGAGGGGAAGTCTTTTTTGTAATAGTCACTGTTTCCGCCCAAAAATCTCCACCTACAATAGGAATTACTGGAGTATAAATACTTGATATTGGATACTGAGCCTCTCCAATAGATTTATCAAATATTTGCCAGCGCTCTTTTCTAATTGGACTTAATAAACCAAGAGTATTGAATGTTTCAATCGTAATTGCGTCTTCGGGATCATTTGGATCCAATTTAAAAGCTTTTACTGGATCTAATCCTACTTGCTTTAGATAAATTAACTGACCGCTTGATACTGGTATTCCATCTGGAGTGTTTTTAATAAATGGAGGACATATGGCAATTGGACAGCAGCCATTTTCATCTTCATCAGAACAGAATGTTACACCGGCAAATTGAGCAATTGATTTAATAACATTAATAATAGCTGCTATTGCTAGTAAAAATGCTAATACATTTTCCAAAAAGCATAGCACCATTGCAATCTTATTGACGGCTGCCAAAATAGCCTCGGCATTTGCATATCTAGCAGCGTCTACGAATATTTCAATGTTTCTTAAAATGGCTTCAATAATAGCTAAAATTGTATTAATTATATATTCAATTAAAGCTAAAATTAATAGCAATAAAGCTATAATCATAGCTATCAATGCAAGAAATGGAAACAAGTTTAAAAATGGCGGCAAGCATTCTGTGAATAAAACAATTAACTTTTCAGCAACTGCAAAAGGATTAGGAATAGCGCATAGAACATCGATAATGCATTTTATCATGTTCAAAAGAGCTAAAAAGAAATTATATAAGCTTAAGTATGGTGCAATTTGAGTTAATACATTGGATAAGAAATCAAAAATTCCCTTCATGTTTAAATCGGGAATTGGTAAAAACTCCCCACTTGGGAATAATGCGCCTAGAGCCTGTATTAAACCTGCAAAATCTTCAATTAATTTAGTGGGCAAATCAAATTGCGGTAAAGGAATTTGAATAGGAGAAAATGGAATTCCAAACCCCGGAATAGTTGGCGGGGGCGGAACTTCAACATTTATTTGATTGTCGTTAGGACTGCAAGGCATTATATAAACCTATATCATGTAATTTGAGTATCTTTAGGAAGTCTTGATACTATTCTTTTTTCAGTTCCACCATACATTACAATGCTTTCAGCTTCCATCAATATATTTGCTTTAGCTTTTAAATATATGTGCTGATCGCTAACTAAATTAATAGTGCCAGGAGATACGATCCAAATTCCATCAGGACCTATTCTAAATATGGCTAAATGCCCTCCTACCTGAACTCTTATGTCAAGCTCTCCATCTGCATAGGCGTCATTTTCAGTTGCAAATCTAGTATCAAAACTATTTCCAATACCTGAGCCGCCAATTTGCCAATAAACTTTTCCATCAAAAGAAGCGGCGTGACTAATTCCATTCTTATCTCTGCCTACATTTTGAACAATTCCGCCAGCCGTATCAAGCCAAATAGATTGTCTATCTACAGTGTTGGCGCCGACATTGATCGAAATAAACCCATCTAAATTAATCATGCCACTACGACCACCGGCATTAGCATCAGCTCCAGTTACAATAATAGTATCTGAAACAATTTGATCTAAAGGCTCCCAAATTTTATTTAATCTTTGATCTGCGTCAAAGAAAATTAAATCCTCTCCGCCTTCAATATAATTTGCGGTTTTTAAAAACTCATTGCAAGTCCGGGTGATGTCGTGAAAAGCAGTTCCATATTTAATAGGTTCATCTGTAAAGCGATCAGTTGGAGCTTGATAGCCATCTAGCTCGTCTTTAGTTCCAGAGAGTTTTATATTTGAATAACCAGCAAAGCTATCTAAATAAATATCCTTAGAGTCATCTGGTTTAATAAATTGATCTGTAAGTATTTCTGGATTTTCTTTAGATGCAAAAGTTGTATAGTTTTCATATCTTGTTAGAAGAGGAACGTTTCCAGTTTCGGAAGACGCTGGAATATTAATTTTAAATTGACCTTCTTTATCAATGTCAACAAAGAATCTTGAACGATCTCTATAATAATCCGTTGAAAGCGTCTCTTCATCTTTTAAAGGCGAAGGTGGCTCTAAGCCATCTCCAATATCTTTTCTAGCATTAATTTCAAAATGATAGGCAATGCTTTTTCTAAGTTCTCTTAGAATATTTTTATAAGCAGAACTTTTATCATTATTTCTTTTTAAAGAAACTTCATCTATTTTTCCAATTGGAAGTATAGACCTATTAATGTCTAAAATGTTTCCAAAAGAATCAACAACTGTACCTTTAATACTCTCAATTAAATTATTAGGTCTTTCTAAGCTTAAAGATAGAGGGACGGCTCTATTGTCTGATTTAGAGTCGGTTAGCTCTAAGACAGATTTTTCATCATCAGAGTCTAAGCCTATTTGATAATTACTTAATTCTTGCTGATATGATTTAAAATTATAATCATATGTAAATTCGTAAAATACTTCTCTAGACTCTGCTAGAGTTGGATTTCTAGGATCAGAAGACGTATTCTCTTTATTAACAGTAGAGCTAGGGTCCATCCCTATAGGAATTAAAGAGCTTTCGTAATCAATAGAGTTTAAAGTAGAATTTAAAAGATTTCTATTAGAACTAAAACCTAAATCTCTTTTTACTGTTCCGGAAACTTTTCTATAAGAATCTGTAAAAGAAAGTTCTTGTTTAAAATTGTTTCTAACAATAGAATTACTAATATCAAGGCTATGGTTAGCATTTCCAGCACTAATCCCACCGGGCTCTACAAAAAGCCTGGTGTTTCTTTTAGCTTTAATTAAATATCTGTCCGGCTTAAAATCTCTTAAATTATTAGAATTCAAAGAAGAGGTTGTACTAGTAGAATTATTTACAAATAAATTTTTACTAGTAGTATCGTAGCCGAGGCAATGCCATCTATCTCTGCTTTTTGTAATTTTAACAGAAGTTCCGCTTTTGGGGAACCCGCCCGCAAATTCACCTTCGGGGCTAATCCAAGAATTAGGAACAGCTACATCCAAGGGTCCAATAGGACTAGTAACTCTCATTGTACCGTTTTTGTTATAACTTATAACGGTAGCAACATAAATTTCACCATCTTTAATTCCAGACATACTTACCTCTTAAAGATTACTTGAACCCAAGCCCTTTGTTGAAATCGCTAATAAACTTTTCTCTTTGATTGTTATAATCTTCAGTATTAGGGACTTCATTAGAATTGCTAGTTTCTGACCCGGAGTCAGTATTCGGCTGCGCTGAAGCCCAAACATCTATAACATGTTTAAATAAGTTATTTTTTAATTTATCAGCATATTGAGTGGTGCTAAGATCCGATTGAGAAACTTCAGAATTTAAAGCCATAGATCTGGCGATATTCCAAGCTTTAGTAGATGGTGATAGAACTTCTTCTTTGTCCTGTACTCCCAGATCCACTGGATACACTTCTATGTCTTCTTGATTTAAAGATAAAGATTGTTTATCTGAAACTTCATATGTTCCATCTGGTCCTGGAAAAAACTTTTGAGGATCAGATAATGCGCTTTTGACATCATCAGCAAATTTTTTTAATTTAGAATCTACTTCGGTAAAGCCCTGATCTTTATTGTAATAACATCGAATTTGAATTTTAATTTTCTCACCATATTTAGATGGAGTTAATATACCAGTAGAAGCTAATAAAATATTAGCAATTGCTTTTCTATTGTATTCTCCAAATGCTGAACCGAAAATTGTAGAAGTTCCAGATTCTTCTTTCTCGGCATCTTCTGTAGTAGAATCTGGCGGTATAAATTTTAAAGCAGCAATTGCAACATCTGTTGAAGGATTATTATTACGAATATTCTTAACTAGATTGGCTTGATTTCTTCTGGTATATAATCCCTTGCCAATAATATCCAACATCGTTGGTATAAATTCTCCAGGCTTTCTTACGTATGTTCCTTTGATAGTCGTAGTAAAGTTTCCAGAGAAACTAAAATTATGATCAACGCTCGCTGCATATACTAACAAGTCTCTGCATTCTAAATAATAAACTTCCCCAGCTTGCATGTACTCATTACCACGAATGGTAATAGTTGCATTTAAAACATTTTTTCTTGCTTGATTTAATAAGAACACTGCAAATGGAGCGCACTGAGACACGGGATCACTTAAATATGCAGCGGATACTGGTTGAGATCTTTTGAACCCATATAGTCTCCACATGTCATAATCTGCTGCATATGCCGTGGAAAGTAAGTTGCCACCACTACCTATAGACGTGCTACCAGGAGCATCCACTAAAGAATTAGCAATAGAGCCATTAACTTCTACTGCTGTAAATGGAGGTGGATTCTCGGTAATATCAAAAGAGATTAAATCTACGTCTCGAATAATATATCTTGAACCAGAATTTGGTCCAAGATCATGAACATTCTCATCCTCCACCATATGCAAAAGAATTTCAGGAATTTTTCCATTATTTAAACTTTGATTAAAAGTAGAAAAAAGAGGAAATCTTGCAGCGTCAGGATCTTTATTTATAGCCGTACCTTCTTCAAGGTTTTTTATAGCGTTACTTAAAAGCCTTATAACTGATTGTCTTTCGGAAACCATAGAAGAAACTTGAGAAAGCAATTCTAAAGCTTGAGCCTGGCTTGATATTTGATTAGTATAATTTGCTAAATCAC